GCAAATCCTTTTCCTCCAGATGCTTCACCTGGAAATCTAGCTGTTCCCCACTGAATAAGGAGACCGTTGCCGTATTTCATATAGTTGCTTCCAAAGTCAACTATAGATTTGCCATTTAACTCAGTAATCTCATCTTCAAGTGCCTTTCCCTGTCTTGCATCCAGTGCATATCCTGCTTCTGTTGTAAGAAGATTATTGATCACATTCGCATTATTCAGTTTCTTTCCATCCAGTACCTTTCCCTGGTATCCATCCAGAACAGTACTTCCGGCTGATGCTGTTGTCAGGTTATTGGCTACTGATCGGAATGCAGACGTACCGAGATCTTTAAAGTACTTTGCGATTTTTCCAAGTATCGTCCCGAATTTCTCATTGCTTATGATATTTTCTCTTGTACTTGCCGTTGTAAATGCTACCTGAGCATTTGCATCTACAGTCCCTGTCGGACCTTGCGGACCGGCGGGACCAGTTGGTCCCGTGTCTCCTTTCGGTCCGGTTGCTCCGGTCGCTCCAGTCGCACCGGTTGGTCCCTGCGGTCCGGTTGCGCCTTTTGCGCCCTGTGGGCCTTTCAGGTTTCCGGTATACACCCATTTTGCTACAGATGCAGCACCGCCAACTGTACACCGGTATGTATTTCCTGTTGATGTGTTCAGATAGTTATCATTTACAATGGCGTCTGTGATTCCTGATCCGGAAAAGATTGTCGCCGTTGTACTTGTTCCGGTGATTGCAGTTCCCTGTGTCCAACGGCTTCCTCTTGTTCCTGTGGCTCCTGTAGGTCCTACGACCTGTCCTAAATCAATCTGTCTTGTTGCCATTGTATCTCCTCCTAGTTTGCATATACTGCAATTAAATGACCGTTCTGGATTTTAAATGTTGGGGTTTCTCCATCTTTGCCTGCTGCTCCGGTGGCTCCTGTCGCTCCAGTTGCGCCCTGTGGACCAGTTGCTCCAGTATCTCCTTTTGCCCCCTGTGCACCGGTTGTTCCTTTTAAACTTCCTACGTATACCCACTTAGCTGCTGCCGCTGCTCCTGCAACAGTACAACGATACGTATTGCCTGTGGATGTATTCAGATACATATCATTCACCAGTGCATCTGTGATTCCTGATCCGGAAAAGATTGTCGCCGTTGTACTTGTTCCGGTGATTGCAGTTCCTGCATTCCAGCGGCTTCCTCTTGTTCCAGTCGCTCCGGTTGCTCCCTTATCTCCAGTTGCTCCCTTATCGCCTTTCGGTCCCTGTGGTCCTGTCATACCGGTCGCACCAGACAAATCAGTGATATATGCATAGGCTGATTTTCCTTTCACGTACAGCTTTGCGTTATCTGCATCGTTTACATTTCCAGTATCGATCATAACGAACTGTCCTTCTTTCACTCCGTCCGTTGAAAAGCCAGAATTCATTGCAGATACGGAAGCGAATGTCTTTGCAATCGCAAATGCATCTCCTTTGTCTCCCTTATCGCCTTTCACCCCCTGCGGACCTGTAGCACCTGTGGCTCCAGTGGCTCCTGTCGCTCCAGTTGGTCCCTGTGGGCCTGTCGCTCCTGTATCTCCTTTGTCTCCTTTAGCTCCTTTCATGGACTGGATATACTGTGCTTCTGTCTTTCCTGCGTTTCCTGACTGCGCAAGCCATACCTGATAGGCTGATTTACCTGTTGGGCCTGTTTCACCCTGTGGTCCGATAATTGATCCTAAATCTACCTCTCTTGCCATGTTTCTTTCCTTCCTTTCTTTGTTGAAAAATTTTTATAATAAAAAGCACCTGTCGTAACAAGTGCTCTCTATCCAGTAAGTTATTCATATTTTACAATCAGATGACCTTCCCTGATTTCAAATTCCGGCGGTTTCCCGTCTTCCCCTTTCAGGTCTGCCAGCGGAATCAGCTCTTTCCATTCATTCTGATCTGTATACCTCCACTGGATCGACGTGCCATCATTCCTGATTTCAATTTCTTTTCCTGCTGCCGTCTCCATCCGGACTCTGTTTCCGACAGGTGTATCACCTGACAGTAATTGTAATTCTCCGTCGATGACAGTCATATTGTCTGCCTTTTTTTCAAGTGATTCCAGTACCTGACGCAGAAGGTTCTTGCCTGATGGTGTGCTATAATCTCCTGGCTGTTCTCTCTTTTTAACTGGAAGTTCAATAATTCTGACAGTTTTCCCGCTCATCGCATCTGCAATATACACATATGCAATCAAGTCTTTTCCAACTTCCAGCAGTTTGTCCGGGATATCTGCAAGGATCCTGTTTTCTTCTATAGTTGCAATACAGATCTCTGCTTTTGCACTGCATTCTTTTACAGCAAAATGAACCTCTGCATGGTCGATTCCTTTCAATCCCTCTATCTGCAGTATCTGTCCATAATCCCACTGTACCAGTCCACGTGCTTCTGTCTTACGCACATTTTCTTCAAACATCGCTCTAATCATGTTGTCACCTCATCCAGTATATATACCAACCTGCCCTCTACAATCTTCAACGGCGGAGCTGGATCAGATCCATTATAGGTAAGTAACAGGTGACCGCTTTCCACCGACATGGCAAAAATCCCCGGATCCAGTGATGTTATCGCAGCATTAGCATCTCTGCCTGGTGGTCCCACTGGACCAACCGGACCGGTATCTCCTTTTGGCCCCTGCTCTCCGTCTTTTCCTGGTATGCCCGGAATCCCCTGTTCTCCCTGTGGTCCTGTCGCACCCGTTGGGCCTGTGAAGTCACCATTCTGAAGCTTTTCCTCTAATGTCTGTTTTATCTGCTCTGCGCCCTTTGCTGCATCCTGTGCCCGCTGTGTAGCTTCTTCCATTCCTTTGATAAACTTATCAATCCATCCTGCCTCGTTTTCGCTTTCCGGAACATCACCTTCCACGAAATTTCTTTTGACCTCTATCGGCTGCTCAAAAGTTACCAAAGTGTCCTCTCCTTTAGTAATTTCTAACTGAAGCAGACTTCTTCCTGTTTCTGCCAGCATCTGATCTTTTACAATAACACGTACCGTGTTCTCAATGATCGGACACGCATTATATGTTGCTTTCTTCGATGGTTTCAGAATAAAAACCTTTGCAGATGCATCTTCCGGTATTTCATAATCCATGAAATGAAAATAGATGGGAAGTGCATTCGTACCTCTTACATAATGAATTGGGCTCTTGATCCTGTCTTCCAGCACATATACATTACGTTCAATATAATTCATTCTCTTTCTTTCACCTCTGTTCTATCCTGGTATCCATTTGACTATATACAGGCCTTGCACCGGTGCAATGTTCCCGCCCGGATAGCGGAGAACATACTGCCACGGGAAGTTATAGTAACCATGTACATGAATTTCAGCCCCCGTCTGGTCTCCGGTCTGTCCTCCTGTGATTTCACCTAATTCATTTTGTGAAGCTCCTACCAGCTGTCCATTCCCTATGAACATTTCTGTATGGCTTCCTGGTTTCAACAGGACATCTCCTCTTATCAGACCAGATCCAGTGGACAGATTCACCTGCGATGTAACATCTTCAAATCCTGCTGAAAGAAATACACTGTACATCGTTCCTGTAGCCGGTGTATATCCTGGTCTTGTGTTAAGTCCCGCATTGTAATACGCCCAGCAAAGAAGAGACGAACAATCATAATCCGGTCCATCCCTGTGTGCCTGATCGTATCCGTGACTGTCATCCTTTGCGATTGCCACCGCCCACTCAACAGCCTTTTCTATAATCCGACTTCCTGTAGCGTATTTTTTCAGATATTCATACCATTTTCTTGCTGCACTGCGTCTTGCAGATTCTACCTCAACGCCCGCGCGTTCAAAGTTCTTAAGGAAAGCGCTGGCCAGATATTCTGGTGTCTCTGTGCTACTCTTAAACTGCGCCCATGTCATACTGTAGGAACTCGTTGCTATCCATTGGCCGGAAGATGCTGAAAGAGTATCAATCCAATGCAACTGTCCAACCGGATCTGTGATTGCATATCCATTGGATTTCGCCCAATCGGTATAATTCGTTGCCGGTGTCCATTGAACCAGTCCAAAGCCGCCGCTATAGTTTCCTTCATTCAGACTCTGCCAGAGTCCGGGGTTAATGTTGGACTCCTTTTCCATATTTCCAAGGATGCCCCCGATTGCATTCAGTGTCCAGCCTTTTCCAGCGAAATACTTATACACTTCAAGGGCGTTGCCCTGCATCTGAGATTCCGAAAGATAATTGTTGCTTATTGTCCAGCTCATCAGAAACTACCTTCTTTCGTATTTCCACCTACAACATGTCCATTTTGGATATCCAGATACGTTCCGTCTGAATATACCGCTCTTCCTGTCTTTGTTGACTTCCCGCCGACCTTAAGTGATCCGCAGGAAAGTGATACTTCTCCTACTGCATTGATTGAGATCTTCCCTTCATTCGTAATCAGGATACTTGCATATTGTCCACCGTAAGACTGTATACTCATACCATTATCCTGATAGTGCATAATTCCTACTGTCTCGCCCTTGGTGTTCCTTATAAAAATAGATCCGTTACTAATCAACACACCGCCGTTAGATGCATGATCTACAACAATGCCCTGATTTGTCAGAGCCAGAACCACATTGCCATTCGCATCGAGTACTTTTGCGGTTCCATCTCCATTGTCTTTTCCTCCAAGAATCAGCGTTCCTCCCTTGATTCTGTCTGCCAGCATCGTTCCAGCTACAATAAAATCTGCATAAAAGCCCTGACCAGTTCCGAAGGTAGTCCACTTCCAGTCCCTTCCATCTGCTGTACGTTCTGATGCAATCTCGAATCCGAGCGTTCCCAGGCACATTGCTCCATAGGTCGGAGATTCTGAATCCAGATCTTCAAACAATATCGCCCGGACTGGCTGTTTCTTCGCAATCGTAGACTGCGCTTTCAGCTGTGCTTTTACCCCATTGATGATTCCCTGAACCTGCTGCCCGATCAGCGTTCCATCGGAACGGATTGCCTGGTCAACACGACTCATAACAGAAGACACATCATCGAGGAAATTATACTGGAATTCTCCCAGCGTCACGGAGGTCAGCTTGTTTCTCACAGCATCCCACTCCAGTTCAATCACTCTTGCATCCGACAAGATTCCTAATTTTGAATGTTTACAGTGAACTGTATCTCCAAGTGAAACCTTTTCCAGTTCTTTCACATCTTCATACAATTCCGTATTCTGTAAAAGCTCCATATCTGCCTCGATTGTCACCTTTGGCTTGTCCACATCTAACTCAAACTGTTCCCTGCATTTCTTTTTCAGGGCTTCTTCCAGCTGTTCCTGTGTATCACAGATAATCGTTCCATTTTCTTCGTCATCTTCTCCTGCATCCACACGCATCTTAACATCCTCAAACGTCATCACGCCGTAGCGTACTGTCGGATATTTTCTGATCAACGGAGAGTCCACCCAGGGGTTCTCCCCTTCGATCATGTAGCCATTGTACGATTTTGGAACAATCCTCGTGACCACATCCTTCATGTCCACCGTTTCGGAAAATCCATCTTTCACGATATTTTTTCCATACAGCACTTCTACGCCATAATCACCGCCGACTCTCTCATCAATCGTAACATTGTAATTATCATATAGAATCTCTCCACCCCAGCGATTAACAAAAGAATTCTCATCACTTCCATTAATCGCTTCTATCAGATTCTTCATCTGATAATAGGCAGTCGATAACGTTTTAATATCTGATTTTGCCTGATATTTGTGGTTTGGTGCTGTCATCAGATCCAGAGCATCCTGGCCATTCTTATCCGTTGGTCTGATGTCCAACAGGAAGCAATCCTCTTTTGCATCGAAAAAAACAGGCATAAGATCTGCACTTACACCTGAATCTTTTTTCTCTTTATTAATCACACGGAAAAGCTGTTCCCCATTAAATGATGGCATCTTAATTACCGCATTGTCTACGATATACCTCCAACGCCCTTCCGGATCGATTGGATACTCTATCGTTGCCGTCCACTCTCCATTCAAGATCACATGAATTGTAGCTTCTTCCGGAAATAATGTCATATTTCCGTTCTGTTCATATTCCGTATTTTCCGGATTATAAATCTGAATCATAAGCGCCTCCAGTTCGGGATAATCTTTAATTCAAATCCCTCTGTAATTGTCACGCTGTTTTCCCCTTCCTGTAAGAAGAGTTCTTCATAATCGCCAGATATAGCCGTATTGCTTAATGTTCCATCTTCTCTGTAGGCAAGTTCCCGCTCTGTATCGATCACAAGATTCTGTCCTACGTTTGCAGTCATGTGATTTCCATTGACTACAAGATCACACTTTCCTTCTCCATATATCTTATAGACCGGACAGGAAATCTCATAAGGATTCCACCCGACATCCTCTATCGAGTGTTCATTCTGACCTTCCACCAGATAACGCAGACCATTCTCTGTAAGGAAACTTGCACTGAAATTTCCAATTCTTGCAGTGGTATGTTCTGCTTGATCCAGCTCTACTTTCATAATCTTATAGAAGCAGGATGGATCAGACCCGAAACTCAGGTGGCTGTTCCTTTCAGATAGCCACTTCTGTATCTGTCCCCACCGGTCAATCCACTGTTCTTCCTTTCCGATCCAGTTGAAATCCACCTTGATCTCAGTAGATTCATATCCTCCATCCAACAGATATAAAGTTCCATCCCTCCCGGCAATCTCCACAGAAGAAGCTTTTTTCACTGCCGGTGGAATGGTTGGCAGATTCTTGGCATAGACCCCAAAGTTTGATCCTGGGATTCCATTATACTCAACCTCCATCATCATACGCCGGCAGCTCCTTTCTTCCACTTAATATTCTGTGACATTTTCTTAATGATTGCATCAACCAGAACATCTGCCAGTTTCTTGTCTCCCAGCTGAATCTGATTTTCAATTACCAGGGACATCTCTGATAGTGCTTCTGCAATCAGCTGTGCCAGTGCATAGTTGTTCGCCTGCATTTCGTCCCGGATATAAGTCTTCAGCAGATCGATTGGAAGTACCGCCTCTTTCCCTGCTTCACCGCCTCCCAGGGCTGTATTGCCATTCATTCCGAAAATCGTCGGACTGTTCAGGATACCTCCGTTTGCGTACCAGTCTACCGAGAACTTCGGAACTTTTGGCGGTATCAGTGACCACTCACCACTCGCTTTAAAGTGCGGGAGCTTGATCTTTGGAAGTTTCCATTCAAAATTCATGAAATCTTTTATTTTATCGATCACGCCTTTTATAAAATCCCGTATTCCACAAAATACAGAGTTGACACCATCACGGAACCATTCGCACTTATTGTACAGCACAACAAAAATAGCGATCAGGGCTATGACTGCTGCCACAACCAGAAGAACCGGATTTGCTGCAAGTACGGCATTAAACGCCGTAAACGTCTCGCTTGCCCCTGAAATAACCGGTGCAATCTTCGCCCCGATATCTATCACCGAGGATATGCCGCCCGATACTTTACTTATTATGCTGAACACCGGACCTAATGCCGCCACAAGCAATGCGCATTTAATAATCATCTCCTGTGTTTCAGGTGACAGGGAATTCCAGGATCCTATAAGATCTTTCAAGATTGGTGTTACCGTCTGAAGGCACTCCGCAAGTACAGGTCCCAATGCATTTCCCACATCATATCCAGCATCTTTCAGTTCATTCAGTGTGACCTTGAACTGATCCGCCGGATCCAGTGTTGCATTGAATGTATCGTCTACGTTTCCAAGATTATCATTCAGAGAGGCTCCCAGTTCCTCAAAATTCAGTTTTCCATCCTTACAGAATTCTGCCAGTGCTGGTCCTGCTTTCGATCCAAATAAATCAACGGCTGCATTATAGGCATCTGTTGAACTTTCTGCATTCAGCATAGTATTCTGCAGTTCAGAAAGAGCCTCTTTCATTGTTTTTCCTTCTCCTGAAGCATTCACGAGAGCTTTTTTCAATCCTGCCATTACCGCGCTGGTATCTACTCCTGATGTTTCGCACTGTCCCAGGAATGCCGCTGCATCTGCCGCTGACATTCCAAGCTCTTTCAAAGAGGCTGCATTTGAAACCATTGTGGATGCCAATGTATCCATAGAGATTCCCGTATCCTGTCCAACCTTATTCATTGTATCGAGCAGGGCTCCAGCATCTTCTGCCGTCAGATTAAATGCTTCCATTACCTTCTGCGTGTTATCAATTGACGAAGAAACATCCGTATCATTTAATTCCGCAAACTTTACAAACTTAGAAGATAGATCTTCCAGTTCCTGTCCCGTTAGGTGGAATCGTGTGTTTACTTCTCCAACTGCTGATCCAGCCGTTACAAAATCTGTCGGAATACTTTTTGCAATGTTTCTCGCCGAAGTCTGCATCTCTTCTAGAGCATCTCCCGTGGCTCCTGTTTTCTCCACAATGATGTCCATTCCCTCATCTACCTGTTCCCAGGCTGCCATAATACCGGCAGATGCCGCCGCGATCGGCGCCGTAACATTCTTGTTGAGAGAACTTCCGACCTTTCCTGTTGTATCACTGAAATTTTTCACTTTTTTCGAGTAATCTTCCAGTGTAGCTGCTCCACTTTCCAGCTTCTTATTGACATCTTCAAGACCGCTTTTATAATTATTCAAAGAGGCTTTTGCATTATCCAACTGCTGCCTGGTCTTTGATATTGCCGCTTCATCTCTGACCTCTGCACTCTCCTGTGCTTTCAGAATTTCCGTCAGTCTTTCAACTTTTGCTGTGTATGTTTCTGTCTGATTCTGTAAATATTCCTGTGTAGCTCTCAGCTTCTCCGCTGATGATGTGCTCTTGTCCCACTCTGATTTAGCAAGCTTAAATGCTGATCTGTTCTCATTTACAGCATTATTCACATCTGTCAGTGATTTTCTGAAATCAACAGTTCCATCTGCCTTAAAACTAAGGCCTACCGTCTTTAATCCATTATCCATGCAGCGCACCTCCCTTCTGTCTTTCCATCTCTGAAAATATCTCTAAACATTCGTTAAAAAAAACAGGATCTGAGTTCCAGAATTCTTCTTCGCTCATTCCCATTTTCCTCGCACAGACCATATATTCTGCCCAGTTGATATCTACTTTTTCTTTGGAGCAACCGACTTCTTCGCCTGTTCTTTTTTTTTATATTCTTTGAGTCTTTTTTCAAACTCATTGAAAATATCCTGGATGCTTTTTGTATCCATTGGCGTCAGCATCATCGCCTCTTCTTCATCTACTTTTAATCCATTCGACCGAAGGATCACGTAAATCATCTTTCCAGCCAGTTCCATATTCTCTTCTTCTGTCAGGTCATCTCTTCCATCCAGTTTCTTGTCAATCCCATTCATTTTCACCAGATACAGCGTGTAAAAATTGACTTTCACTTCCAGTTTCGATCCGTCTGTTAATTCAATTAACTTGGACTTCATATGATCACTCTCCTACTGCTGCCGTAAGATCTGCCTCTGTCAGAATCGGCTTTGCAAAGAACTTCTCTTCTGTCAGTCCCGCCGGTGCTGTGGATTCTGTTACCTTGCATACAATGTTTCCTGCTGCGTCAAATGGATACGCCCTGATCTTCAATGTATCTGTCTGCTCGCTTGCCTTTTCTTCTGATGTTGCAATATCATCTGAGTTTTCTGTCAGCTTGCATTTTGGATACCATTCATATCTGCATTTTCCATCCTTTAACAGGACAACCTTTCCATATCCGAATACAGGACGTTCGCTGTTACCTCCTGATAAGATCAGACCGCTTGTGCCTACGGTATCCCCTCTCATTCTTGAGATTGTATCATCCGGGAATGCAATTACCTCTACCTCAATGTCAATGCTTGACGTTGGTGTGTCTGAATCATAGACCTTACCTGATGCATAGACGTCGCTTGTCTCTGAATTTTCTGTTACTTTAACATTCTTTACGACTTCTGTTTTCTCAACATCTGCCTCATATGTACCATCATATCCGCCTGACTCATCTGCATTGGCGAAACACAGATACTGTGCTCCTACAGTCTGCTTCATTGGCGGTTTTTTTGTTTTAATTCCCATGTCTGCCTCCTAACTGAAAATCTGCTCTGTCATTTTCCTGTAGTATTTTTCTTTATTCTGTTCAAACAGCGGCTTCAAGTGTGCCCTTGCTGTCATTTTCTTTGTTCCATGCTCCACCATTGGTCCATAATATTTGCCCCATCCAACTTTGATTTCTCCCTGTGTTCTTTCCATTGCAAATGTATCAATTAGATGGGTATATCCTGGCTTTCTCACAGCACTTCTCGGCTTCGGTAATTTCAACAGATCATTCACAAATTCTTTTGTCCCTGCTTCTATCGCATCCAATGCGCTTTCCGGATCTACCTGCTTCGCATACTGTTTCAGCATCATCTCAAAGTCTTCCATCCCAGAATCATCAAACTCGATCTCCGCTCCATTGTATGTTCTGCTCATATGGCACTACCATCCGTTTCAATTGCGAAATAAGAATGCCAGATATTATCTTCTGTGTTGTATTCATGGGATATCATTGGATGAAATCCTAACTTTCTCAACGCATCCCGAAGTTCCAGAAGCTTTCTGTCCCGTGGCTTCCTTGCATAAAAACTGATCTGCCAGGTTATCTTCTCTGCATATTCTTCTCCTGATGCCACAATATCTTCCCAGACGATTTCCCAATAATCAATCCTTGGAAATTTCATTGTATTTTTGAGACTGCTGACTCCCTCGTTTACCGGGCAGTCTAACTCGTGTAAAATCCTGCTTAATTCTCCCTGTGTCATCAGATCACCTCTCTGTCGTATGCTGGCGTTTTCAATGTCAGCTCAGATTCTTTGAATCCATCTTTCGTGGTTACGTGTGCAACGTTGTAAATCTCGTGCTGTTTACCGTCTATCATGCACACGCACTTACTGTTGATCTTCTTGTACTGCGGAATCGCAAGTTTCATCGTCACCTCAACGCTGGCTGCTGCCAGTTTTGCCCTTGTTGTATCGTATACGGAAAGTTCCCTGTACCATATTCTCTCGTTAGTTGCGCGGAGCCTTTCTTCTGGATAGTCCTTTGAAGTATCTTCTTCAATCCGATACAACTCCAATACACCGTCTGTATACTCAGGTAATGTCATTGTCTTCAACCTCCGTTTCCATCTGCCAGGTCAAAATAACGCTTGCATAATTATCCATGAATTCACTTACACGATGATGAAAAGCATAATACATGTAATTCTTCAAAAGCATCCTGTAAGTTAAATCCTCCGTGACGCTACAGCCGGGATTCAGGCTCCCGACTGTCTGCTCACCTTCTTTTGCAAGATTCTTCAACTGACTGTCCCGGTAATATGGCGGGATCTGAAATTCTTCCCGCATCTCATTTACGAGCTTTTCCAATTCTTCCCCTGTCATCTTCCCGGTCTTCATAGCTTACTCCTTCGTCTGCGGAACTGTTACCTGTGTTACAGGAAGCACATACTCTTCCAGTTTTGTCACATCGAAGACAACTGCAACGTTATCATCAACTGCACGACCGTTTGCGTGGCATTTTGCCACGATAAGATCTGCATCCTCAATCGCTTTTGTCTGATCATACTCATCAACGCGAACTCCTGCTGTTCCCATTGTGTAGTATCCGGCGATTGTAAATGCAGCTTTTCCTTTTGGACAGTTAGCATCAACAATTTTTTCGATGTCAATGAATGACTTGTTGACATATCCGCCTGTCAGAGCCTCTCCGTACATACACGGATCCACATATTCTGCTTCGTCTGACGGATTGCAGATAAGATAGAGCTTATCAACCACACGTTTTCCATCATTAGTAAGAGTCTTTCTAACCTCTGCAAGCCCCTTCGGAGAGAATTTTGTAACCGTAGTGAGAACAGTTTTTGCTTTGTTTGTTCCGTCTGACTCTACTGTTCCGATCTGACGGAAGATTCCGATTGGACCTGTCTTTCCATCTCCATCGAGGTATCCTTTTACAAGTCCGTCCTGCATGGCCTCAGACAGAATAGCCATGAAATATCTGTCAACGAATTCCATAGACAGCTCTCTGATTGATTTTGGAATAACAAGGTAAGCTGTGAGCTTGTGAAGATCAATATTCAGAGCTGTTACCTCTGCTGAAAGTTCGCCTTTGATAGCGTCTGTAAGAGGACCCCAAACCGCTGCACCTGAATGAGATGCCACAATCCATTTCTTCACGTTTGCCGGTGCCATATTTACAAGTTTCAGGATTGGCGATGCTTTCTTAACATCATCCAGTGTACGATCAATAATCTCTGTCGGAATGATGTCGATCTGGTTTGCTGTGAACGCCTGCTTGATGTCCTTAAAGTTCTCGTAGAATTTCTTCTCTTCCTGCGAAAGGTTTCTAAGTCCGAGTTTGCTCTTGTACTCAGCATCTCTGCTTGCTCTTTCTGCCTCTGCTACTACCTGCTGAATCAGATCAGCGTGTGCTGCTTCATTGATCATTTCGATTGACTGCATGATTGCTTCTGCTTTCTCCTCTGCCGGAGCGCTATCAAGAAGCTGCTTTACTTTATCTTTGACTTCCTGGCTTAAATCTTCAATTCTCATTCTTTATTTCCTCCTTCAAAAAAAATACCCCAGCCGGTACTATCTTTGTGTTTCTGTTTCGGTGTCTGCAATGTTTCAAACATTGTGCTCAGTTTGTTTGCCACTTCTTCTGCAAGTGCGTGTGCATCTACAACTAGCTCTGCCTGTTGCACCGGTGCAATTTCTGTTTTGGTGACAGCATTTCTAATGATTCCGAAAGCTGATTGCTTAATTCCATCATCATCATTTTTCTCTGTCTTTGTTGCAAATCCATATTCTACAGCCTCATCCGCTGTGATCCATGACTCATTGTCCATAAGTTCTCTCACTTTGTCCTCCGAGATGGATACCCTGCTCATATAAGCATTGACTGATGCCTGAGTAATCTTGTCAAGATCTTCTGCTGCCTTCCTTAGCTCTTCAGCGTTTCCGCTTGTATATGTCCACGCATTGTGAATCATCAGCAATGAGGCTTCATTGATCACGCGCTCATCTCCTGCCATAAAAATGACCGATGCTGCAGAACACGCAAATCCATCACAGACTGTAGTAACCTTCATGTCGCTGTTTTTCAGCGTATTATAGATTGCCAGTCCTTCAGCAACTTCGCCACCATAGCTGTTAATATGCACATTAATTTCTGATGCTTCAAGGCTCTGTAGTTCCTTCACAATTCCGCTGGCCGATACATCACTCTCGCTCCACGGCCATGATGTGATATCCCCAAAGATATACAGATCTGCTACATTATTTTTTGACTCCAAAAAATAATACTTCTTTGCTTCCATGTTATTTTCCTTTCTTTGGTATTACTGTTTAACGGACAGCTCCGAGATAATTGGATCACCTCCTATGAATCAGGTTTCTTGTGCCGCATTACTGTTTCCCTCCCCTCCGTAATTCTTTGTCAGAGCTCGCTCTGTACTGAATTCTGTATTGAGTAACGGATATCCGACCATCTCTCTGATTTCATCGAGATGGAATCCAATTCCTCTGAGTTTATCAAGATTTACTGCGCTATCCACAACATCAACATGTTTAAAGCGCGCAAGCCATACCATGACTTTCTCGTTTTTGCCGCAGTAATCATCCTCTCCGACAACATAAGCTGTCAAAGTATCATTTATCACTTCTGCTATCGGACTGACAGCATATGTGATAAATTCATTTGTTGCGTCTGATTTTTCTGTGATATTGCCATTAAACACAGCCTCTGGAATATCGAAAGCATTTGCCACCTCGTTATTGATCTGCAAAGCCATCTTTGCCAGTTCTTCAGCTTTCACTGCTGTATTTATTTGTAGCTGTTCCACGGATGCATTCTCTTGTTCTGTTAAAACTTCAAGGGCATCTGACGTCAGTAGTTTTTTAATTTTTAAAACATACTGGTCTTTTGTCATTACCTTGTCTGTACCATCTGCTTGCTTTTCTCTGAATGATAATGCATTCGTTCCAAGCTTCAATTTGAATCTTGGTTGGCTGGACAGCTGCATCATTGCATTAATGGAATCCATCGTCTTATCAAATTGCCCTACTACATTCTGTAAGTACAATCGAATCCTTGCATTGTCATATCTTAGATGAATCACTTCATCAGATTGAAATGTGCTGAAAATTGTAAGATTTTCACCTCCGCAGCTTAACATCACATCTTTGTAAACTCGCTTCAGCATCACTTCATTCGTGTGTGACCATGATGTCGCTCTGTAATATTTACCATTTAGCGGAATAATCAGAGCTTCTTGTTCTGTTAGCAGCTGCTTAACCACTTCCGTCCAGAACACTGTCCCACATTCGTGGTCATTGGGCTGTACGTTTAGCCTGTATTCTTTCTTGTTTTTTTCTTTGCTCTCCGTCTGGATCAGTATGTCAGACTTCGCTATTGCCTTGGCGATCATCATAATTGCTTTCTCGATGGCAAGCTTTGAAAGATTCAGCTTTTCCATGTCAACTGCAATGATTTCTGCCAAAGACTGTATTTCTTTGTTCCTGTCTTGGAATAAAAAATCAAACATTTTCTTCTTCTCCTATTAAACATAGATTATCTGAATTTCCAGCTCATCCTTGCAGAACATAGCCACATCGAAGGCCATAAATCCATCATTTTTTCTCAATTTCGGTTCTATCTTGCCGAAATTTTTATTTCCAAACTTATCCTCGCTCACGCTTGTGTTATTCGTGTACCACCGCATGATTGCTGATGGTCCGAAGTTGATCATCCCCTGTGAGAACATAGACTGAATAAACGGAGCAATAATTCCTGTTGCTGACGTTATCTTTCTAACCAGCCGAACAATGCCATGTGGGTTCTTCTTATCCTCAATCGTGAGACCTCTTTCTTCAAACGCCGTCTTGAATAACGTGTAGCGATAAGTATCCATTGCTATTTTCTTCACATCATAGTCTTGGAACTGTTTCATGCACCAGTCGGCTATTATATTTACATCAATCACCGGACCTTGGACAACTTCAAAATCCTCAAACTCTTCTTGTCCGACATTGCGCAACGGAAATTTGATTGAATCAATGAACGGAGAGTCTGCACAGATCCATGTGTGTTGTCTCCATATCCACTCTCCATCATCTGTCTTGGTCAGAATGCCAGCCGATGCGAAGTCTCGCACATCCGCATAGTCAATGCCAATCACTGCTGCCTGTCCTCGCGTGTCCAATGTTATCCGCGGAATCTTGCGTTCCAATTCTTCCATTGTCTCACCTTCATAACATGCTCTCAGGACATTTTGCCATGTTGTGACCGTCTCCTCTTCCTTTCGTGCCGATCTGTCCATTCGTTTTGTAATAAATTCAGCACGCTTTGACGGAATCTTCTTCATTTCCAGATAATCATGCATGATCTGATTCGCAAGAATCGGCATATATTCCATCGACGGATTCGCCTTATGCCATGCCTCCGGATCATCAACTTCCTTCATGTCATCAATCTCGCAAATAAAAGGGAAGTACCCTAGCAAATTCTCTCCCGTCTCCAAGATTTCTGCACACATTGCCGAAATTTCATCCAACGGACCGTCTCTGACATAGCCATCTGTTGTGATAATAAACTCTCTCGAATGCTTGACCTTACCAAAAGAGGATTCAAATACATTGATCTGGTCATAGTTCTCGTAGGCATGGATTTCGTTCAGGACAAGACATCCTGTTCGCTTACCATCCTTGGTCTTTGCGTTCGAAGTGTTGTATTTCATCTCCGATCCTGTTGCCAGGTTCGTGATAAGTTCCTTTGTGACCGAAAACTTTCCCTTGAATTTTGGATTATCATGTAGCATGTCATAAGCTACCTTGAATGTGTCCTTAACCTGGTTCTCTGAGTTCGCCACAATTTCAACATGGTAATTTTTCACTCCGTAGAGCGGAGTCTGAAAGAAATTTACCAGCGGCACGATGAATCCATCTTTACCATTTCCACGTCCTTCCTTGATGAAGAACTTTGAAAATACTGGAATGTCATCCACATACATAAATGCAAAGGCATAAATGAACTTTTGGAATGGAAATAGTTCGTAGTAATTTGTTTTGCAGTACTGTAGACAGTTCCTATATGTTTTTTCATCAAAAAAAACATCGTTTCGCTTCAATGTCGGCTTCACGATGTTTTCTATCAGCAATTTTCTCTTTTTATTTATCCATTTCGGATGCTCTTCGGCATATTTGAGATAATAATCAATCTCTTTACAGATAACCATCTGTAGGATTCTCCGGCTCTGGTACCGGCTCTTTCAACTTCAGATCTGCCAGGATCTTCAGCATAGTGGCCGTAGTTTTCTGCAAATTGACAACGCTTTCGTTCGCTTTTTCCACCGTCATTCCATTCCCGTTCACGGTCTCGTATCTCAACCCTTTGCTCTTAATATCTGCTATTAGTTTCTTTTTCAATGACCAGTAATATATATAATCATTCACTAGATCCATGTAGAATTCTGCACTCATTCCACGTAGTTCCAGCTGTCTAATCAGCGACATTTTTACGTCTTTTTGTGTCAATTTGCTCACCTCTTTTCGCTCAAATCATGCCTTTTTCGTAACTTTTTTTGCTAAAAAACACGGGTTTTTATGCCCGTGTTAAAAAATTTCTTCTTAAAGTAAATTTTAAAATCTGATACCCTTACCTTTTTCACGCGAGATTTTCATTTTTCTCCAGAGTCATGGCTACATCCCCGTTCTTCACTTAGGAAAAATCGCTGAGAATTTACCGGGGGGTCTATTTAAAAATTGAGGACAGCTGCGGACTCGAACCGCACATGCGACGGCTTGCACCGTCCGCTTGTCTCCTCCTAAGCTATGTCTGTCCTCAGTGTAGCTACCATCTTTCTTCGCTCGCAAGCTTCTTCTTTCTTTGGAATCTTCTTGGAGTCCTTCCATGTCGCAGATTGTGACACTTCACACATAGACTGATTAGGTTGTCATCTTCCAACCCTAGCTCCGGATGCTCTTTTAGTTCAACAATATGATGCACCTCTTCAGCTCTTCTGATCTTTCTGTCTTCTCCTTGCAGGATGCGGCCCGCTGCCACTGCATCCTCCAATCTCTTTCTGCAGTCCTGGCACTCATAGTGATCTCTCTCAAGAATCCGTATCCGCTTATGCTTTCACAATGTTGAGTTGTAAAATTTCTTTGCTTCTTTATCTGTCATAGTATCCTTATGCCCTTCATACGAAAAGACACCTGCTGGTAAGATTGCAAGTGTCTCTTCCAAGGAGTTCCGTATGTATCTGTCTGTCTTTCGACAATGCCATATTAGCATGAGTAAAACTCCAGTGAACTCCACTCTTTAATTAATTCGAATCTTTTTTAGCGCTCTCCCATGTAACTCGTAGATCCAGCTCTCACTGTATTCCATGAGTTGTGCTATCCGCCACCACTCAAATCCTTTGATGTACCTGTAGAACATAACATCTCTTTCGTCCTGATCATCTAACTCATTAATTCTGTATTCTATGTCCTTATAGGTCTGTACCTGCTTTACTCCCTCTTGATACAGCTTGTCCTCTCTTTCCTGAAGAGCTGCCGCGTAAGAGCTTAGATCGCTTTGATTCGATCCGTGTGGCATCCCATCATTATTCGATGAAGGATACATCTTCATATTCCTGATCTCTTCAATCTCTGATTCGATCCTCTTGATTCTCTTCCCATGTTTTCTGTATGCCCTGAGATAGGTTTTCTTCCTGTCGTTCTCGTTTTTTACATTGTTCTCTTCCAGTCTCTTCTCCATTGGCATCATCTCCTATCTTGTACTTTCTCGCCAAGTATTCTGCTACATCTCCATGCCACAACTGCTGCCCCTGCGCTTTGATCAGCTTTCCTGCCTGGCATGCCGACCGGTGAAACTTCTCGCTTGCCTTCTGATCCGTCGGATGTTCTGCCATATCAGCATAATGTTCCTTTTGGTTCTGCTGAATCTCTGCTGGACTCCAGCGTGTGTCTGTACTTCTTTTCGCTGTTCATCACTCCAATCAAGAGCCTGCCCGCAAAATTTGCAGCGTGGGCACGATGCTTGTCCGTTCCATTCTTCAATCTTCTTTTGTCTCTGCTTCTCTAATGCTTTAACTGCCATTTTCTTTGCTTCGATGTTTTCTTCGCTGTTGGATGTATCCAACCCCTTAATGATTCTGATTGCATCTTCAATATTCAACTTTCTTTCTCCCTGCTATATAATCTATGGACACATTATATGTATCTGCATATTTGATTTCTTCTCCTAGCGTCAGCCCTTTCCTTCCTGTTTCAAGATCTTGCAGTCTTTCCTCCTTCATGTCTAACTTGACTGCTGCCTCTTCTCTTGTCAGTCCTCTGATTTTTCTTAGATACTTCAGACGGTTTCCTATTGTTCCTACTGGTCGTAATATAACCATTGTAATCAATCCCTCCTTTCACATTCCATGCGCAAATGTCACAATCTTCAGGACATACATTTGCTTTTATTGCTCTTTCGCACATCTCCATTCTTGTTCTTATATCTTCCTCGTAGTCCTTTATGATTCCGAGTTTCCTTAGAATCTTATAAAACAGTGACTTTTTTCTCACGTCTCTTTTTTCCTTCCGTCGTTCTTTCCATTTCCGCAGCCACTCAAGCTGTGCTTGATCCTCTTGCTCTTGTCTTGTCATTTTCCACCTCGCTTAATCTGTTCCATGCACATTCTCCTCTTCTAACAACTCAGGGTTGTCAAATACGTTGCCGACAACTTTCATCTCATTTAACTTGATGTACGTGTCCGTAAGTGGCATCGAATAACAGAACGGCTCGCATTTACTTAATTCATCCGTTGGAATCACTTCATAATGCCATCCAATTACACTGTCTATTACTTCTTCGCTTTCCACTTCTATGACGTTAAACTCTCCTAATACTGCTTTTACAAGATCTTTTGGATTGTCGTGACACATCAGGATATCGTTTTCCCATATTCTTTTGCCGTTCTTGTCATGCAATCCTGTATACTGGCAAATCGTATTTTCATCAACCAGAAATTCACCCTCAAGGCTTTTATCACAGATATAATTCTCGTCACCAAGATAGCCATGCACCCATATTCCATTGAGATGCTCATTACCTAGAATTGTATGAATATGTTTCGCTCTGAAAAGTATTTCTCTATTCATATTCTTCCGCAACCTCCCTTAACTACCGGAATATCCGAGAATACCACCGTAGCCCGCTCGTTTTCGGATGCCGCTACAACCACAATCTCTATGTCATCATATCCAAGCATGAATTCCGGAAGAATGTAAATTCCGTACTGCTCGACAGCTCCGTGATTATTTCTCATGTAGTTAGATACAAATTCTAACTTTTCATCCAACAGTTTGTGTGCTTCCTCTTCATCGTACCGCTTTGTCAAGTGTGTGATTGCCTGCTCTATGCTCAAACTTCCTGTCCACCAGAAAAACGGCTTAATTTCTTTGATATACTCAAACTTACTATCTGCTATAATCTCTTCCATCTGTTTCTCTCCTTCCGCTTCATCCACCTTACGCATTTTCTTGATATATTCACGGACTGTCTGAACCGTTGAAAGCACTCCGTCATAAAATGGATCGATTCTTTCATGCTCTGCAATTGTTGCTTTTGTTTCCTCTTCTGCCTGATCCAGCCAATCAACCAAATCTCTCGCGTCTCTTTCTGTCATATCTTCTCCTTCTTTCCATTTCATCTCTCTCTTCGCAGTACATTAATCCCACATACTGTCCATAACTCATTCCTTCCTGTCTTGCTTTTGCATTTATCTCAGCCAGCTCGCTTTTCCAAGCTGTTGATCTCTGTCTTTTTGGCACTTACCTGCTCCTTTCTCCTCCCTGCCGCATCCAGGGAGGAAGTCTTTGTTATCATGTTGCAGTTTGTGACATACTTTTATCTCCACGCCATTCAGCGGAGGTAACTATAAATAATTTTTCTTATACCTTGCTGTCCATTCTTCTCTTGTGTGTGTCTGCTCATATTCTGTCTGCGCTATTCTGCAGAGTAGTTCCCGCATTTCTCGATTATTGTGGACTGCTTCCGGTCCTTCTTTGTGATGATTCCGACACAGATCTACCTTTAGTCCATCCGCCTCAGATAGTTCGCGCTGTCCGGATCCGAACATGATGTGATGTTCTTCTGTGTATTGCTTGGAAGAATCGCCATAGAGTATCGAACAGAGATAGCAGACTCCCTTTCCGCTCTTGAGGATGCTCTTTTTATGTGATTTTCTTTTTTTCTTGCAAGCTAATTTCGGAAATGCCATGTCTGAATAATCGATACTCATAAGATATACACCCCAACTAAGTTTTTCGGATCTCCTTGCATTCGATCAAACCATATGCACGGTTCGCATACTCCTTCAATGTCTTTTCTCAGCTCTTCTGCGGAATCTGCCAGCATGATAATGTTCGTCGGACTGCTGCAAGCATAGACTCTCGCAACATATTTATCCGGTATATCCCGTTGGTGCTTATAAATTGCAATCGATGGTATCGCTATCGCTGATAAGTCCACCTCTTGAAAGCTATGGATTATTTTGTTATTTACTGAGTTCATCTCCATTTTCATCTACCTCTGTTTCTAACCATTTCTTCCAATACTCTGCTGAGTTCAACATCATGTGAGGCATCTCATTCACGGATGCTGCCATATACAGTGCCATCTTGTATGATTCCATTGTCTTCATGTATTCCCATCTGCTGCCAGCCGGATTCTGTTCTTCTTCGGACTTATCCACCGGTTCTGAATTGGCTCCCGCTTCTGTGTTTCTCGCATTTTCTTCCATCTGCTCTGAATTATCCACAGGTTTTTCCACAATTTCCACAGGTTCCGGCATTGCACTGGTGCAATTTTCCTCTTTGTGCTGTCCCGCTCTGATAAAATCGCTCTGTATTTCCGTTGTTTCCCCTGCTTCCGGAAGCATTTCCGGAAAATCTTTCTCGATCTCTGTCTGTCCTGGAATGTCGTTTGGAAGCTCTACCGGTTTCTCCGTCTCCTGTTTCTCCGGTTTTTTTGGTTTTGGCAGCTTCGCCTTCACTACCTTTGACTCTTTTCTCTTCTCTTTCTTCGGTTGCACTGGTGCAATCCGTTCTTTTTCCGGATACTTCTGTCCGTAGAGCTCCTCCCAGTTCTGTTTTGCGTCTTCCTGTTCTGTGATCAGGACAAGATAGCTTAAAATATTCTCCCAGGTAAACTTTTCTTTCAGTCCTTGTCTTACAACCTGCAGTATAACCTCGTCCTTCTCATCGTTTAGATAGAGCATAATTCTTCCGTAGCCTTGTGGTCTTACACTGTATAGCTTGTCCCCGTCCGGTGCTAACACTTCTTTGATTCGTCCTGTTTCTACGCTTGTTCTGACTGCCTCATGCAGCTTCAGATACAGTTCCGGTTCATCCATGCAGATCTGATGGATTGCCTTTTCCAGATTGTCGAGTTCTTTCTGTTCTTCTTTCTCGCCTTCCAAAATGACTTCGATATCTGTGATCTTCTCCTCGTTTTCAATCTCTTCTTTGACTGCCTGGATCTCTGACTTGCTGTATGCCGGTGTCAGTTCTTCTGCTACGCTTTCCGGAAGCGTCAGCATTAGTGCTAGCTTCGCATAGCCGAATCCTTTATAATTTTCCTGCAGTCTCGGAGAGTAACCACCCTCCGAGAATCTGTCATTGATTCTGATGTATCTGGATACCTGTGTGGCTTCAAGCTTGTATTCCGCCCACGCAAATTCATTGACATTGCTATATCCTGAATCCTTTAAGATATCGCTATCTCTTCCCTGCTTCAGCAGATATCCAGTCATGACAAAATCTTCTACCGTTCTGTTCAGTACGGTGTTCATTGCCTTTTTGTATTCCTCATAATTTTGATACTGCGCTAATTCCATCAAACTGCCTCCAGTTCTTTTTCTATCTCTTCTGCTTCAAGGAAATCTTCCGCTAATCCCTGAAGGACTCTTATATTCTTTTTCTCTTCCAGCTCTGCAATATTGGCTTCTCTCTTGATCTTGCTGATCTTGGCCAACCTCTTATCTTTCTCTGTCAGACGTTTCCTGATTGCCTTCTGCCATTCTTTCAGGAATACCCGGATTTCCTCGATTCCCGGCTCTTCGTCATAATAGCTTCTGTGCTGTCTGATTGTGCCTCCCGGCTCTACTTCGATCGTGTAAAACGGGATTCCCGGTGCTTCCTGCCTCCGCAGGAAACAAATGTATGTCTCTCTGCTCTCGATCCTGTCAAAATATCGTTCACTGCTGCCGGCACAATGATGCAGCGCACGTCCTTCTTTCACGATATCCACTAACGTGTTCGGTACAATGATCTTATACTCTTCGTCTTCGTACTCATATCGGCTCTTAATCTCTTTCAGGATCTCTTCTGCTTCCGGAAACTTCTGCCGCATTTCCTGTGCATAGGCTTCTTTTCCCTCTGCATTGTTTTCCAGTTCTTTCAAGATCTGTATCTGCTGCCGGTCTACAACAACTTCATCATGTCTGCGTTTTAACTCTCTTGGACGATAGACCATCTCGTCAGCCATATTTTTGCAGCATGCCTCGCACATATTGAGATAATCTTTATATTCTTCAAGCACAGCTTTTGCCGTCATTCCTGCATATTGTTCTTTTTTCTGCCTTTCAATGTAGTTCATAATCTTCTGTGGACTCATATATTTTTCCAGTCCCCGGATGCTGCTCGGTTCTATCTCATTCTTTATCATCCACTGTACTGTCTCTTTTGAGATCTTCTGTCCTGTCTCATCCGAATACTGCATCCAGCGTACCATTCTGTTACCGCCATGTTCGTCACGGATCCGGTTGATCTTCTGACGGTCTTGGATTCTGAACATTCCCTCAATGCTTTCCTCTCTCATGTCCAATGGTCCATAGTATTGTGTCGGATATCCCGGATAGTCTGTACAGCCGATCGTATCTCTCAGCAGATTCCAAAAGCGTCCTTTTGCCAGGTACTCTATCTTCTGTGCATATCCTTTCATCTGTCCTGTCCCTGCCACAAGTCTGTTGTAGTTCAGTTCCATTCCCGTCTTCGATAAATGCTCCAGGACTCTTGTTGCTTCGCTGTAAGTGGTTCCGTCTAATATCTGGCCAAATTCTTCCGGATACAAGTATCCTTCTCTTGCTCTTAGGTTTTTCCGGTTTCCTTTTGTCCATCCATCCCAGGAGTCCTCATAATAGATCATGTATGTCTTCTTCAATTTTCTGTTGGAGTAGACCTTGTACAGCAGGATTCTGATTTCATCTCCAAACTCGACATAATGTCTTCCATTATCCCATCCGACCTTTGCTTCTATGATCCGGAGTACGCTCGTATCTTCATCTACCGGCTGGATGAGATAGCAGCTCTTCCATTTCTGTTCGATATGGTCTGTTCTTGTCTTTGCCTGCACTAGTTTTCCACAGGAAGGACAGAATACCATGTCATTGTGCCGGATCTTCTTTTCTCCGTCCTGCCGCTTGATTTCTTCCGGCCAGCTGGATTCTCCGCAGTTTGTGCAGACAAATTCTTTCGTTTCCCTGTTCCGGAACATGTAATCCTCTCCTGCTGCCTGTTCAAAGAACCATTCTCTCAGATTCTTCGGACGACCTGGAACTTTTCTCATTAGGTTCATGAGTTTCATTTTCCGGTTTGTTTCACATCTTTCCCTAATCTCGCTGTTATAGCTATGTTCCAATCCGTTGATTCTCTCCCACGGGCTGTTGTTCCACGCTCTGTGTCTAATCAATTCTTTGATCCTGTTTGCGTCTTTCCCCTGCAATTTCGGATAATCGTCATATGTTCTCCATTCCCAGTCTCGCCAGTCCTCGTTCAGTGCATTCAGGATACCGCCTTTTCTCCAACCATGCTGCTCTTTCCAGTACTCATGTTCCCCTGTCTCATAGTTGATACAGTACCGCACCAGCAGTTCCTTCGCCTGATAGATATTTAGGATCAGGATTTCCCCCAACTCCTGCAGCGTGGCTGTAAGTCCTTTTCCTTCCGGTTTCTTTGGTTTGATCCGTTCAATCGCTTTTCGTTTCATTTCTGCACCTCCACCCATTCTCTTTCTTCTGTCATGGAATAGATCTGATGCGCTTTCGCTTGTATTCCGTCAACATTCCTCACGCCTGCTGCCACTGGCTTGCCTTTCTCGTCCTCTACGATCAGTCCGATCACAGTTCCGTATTCGCCTTTCACTTTCGGATGTTTTCCTCTTGCGATTGCTATCTTTGTCTCTCCGATTGCTTTTGACCGCTCTTTTTCTGCGTATGCACCTCTTTCTCTTTTCTCCCATGCCCTCTTTGGATGGATGATCATATATTCCATTGCCGCCATTGCAATCTCCATAAGTGTCAGTTCTCTTAATAATGTCAGCTCTGTAGATACGACCATCGAGCATCCATCCTCTTCGTCTATACTTCCGCCAGCTTCGCACAGGAAGAATTTGTTCTTTCCATCGATCGGATACCACTGCAGGCAATCCAGGATGTACTCCGCCGCATGGAATCCAGTTGACCTTGTTTTGCTTTTCTCTTCTTTGTAGGTCTTCCCTTTCTCGTACTGGAATGTCCCTTTTCCGTATTTTGCCTGAATTTTTTTATTGAACCCTTTGTATACTCTCATTTCTTCTCACCTAGATAATACCCTCTCACAATCTCTTTGATCTGTGCCTTTCCCGGAATGCTGATATACAACGGTGGTGTCAGTCCTGCTGCCTTTGTGATCCTGTCGTCCAACCGTGCTTTGGCATTAAATGCAGTCTTCAAGATCATTGCCATGCAGTCTTTCAGTGATTTTCCTTTCCTTCTGACTGCAAGAGCCATCTCTTTGGACTCTAAACATAACTGCTCGATAAAATCCGTCCAATCTCTCAATGCTCCTGTCAGACTCAGATCTTTCGCTTCCAGTTCCAGTTTTCCTATAGCTGCAAGTCTCGGTGTTGTCAGCTCCTCGATTGCACCGGTGCAAAAGTCCTCTGCGTCTTCCGGATCCAGTCCGTTCTCCTCTGCGATTGTCTTGATCGCTTCTAAGTCCCCCTCTTCCAACTGTGCTTTGGCCGCACGGTTGATCTCCTCGTAAGAATCAAATTCTCCAAATTTATCAAACATCTTTATACCTCTTTTCCTTGCAAGTACGCTTCAAGCGTCCTTTTATACTCACTGTTGTTTTCGTATACGATCTCTATCTCGTGTTCTGTGCTCTCTTCCAAGAACATTTTCCACAGATCTTGATTCTGTATGCCTTTTCCATCTGATTTCTTCCACTCTGCTCGTCTCCACTTTTCTGGATTATCTGCCAGTATCATGTTCTTGATGTACGTGTTCCTCGTGTAGAACACAACTCTGCATGGTTCTTTAAGCTTTTGCAGTGCATAGATCATTGCCAGAAGCACGCTGCGGTTATAAGTTGTTCCTTCCTCTTCTCCTTTCAGGAATCGGTCTTCAATATCTCCGTTTCTCCTTGTAAATGTTAAGGCTGCAGCATATCCTCCTCTCTTTGGTGCTGCCGGTCCTGTGATCGTGGTTTCTATGTAGATCTTCACCGTCTTCATTCTTCAAATCCTCCTGTTCAGCCTGATCAATGTATATCTCCGGTATTTGAATCCTGTAGCCGGATTGATTCCTTCATAGCTCTTGGCAATGTAATATCCATTCTTCTGTTTGATTTCTTTCGGCCATCTTGCCAGTTTTTTCTTCTTTGGTGGTTTCAGTGGCATGTTCCGCGAAGTACTGTAACTGGATTCACTGAGCCTTGGCTTGTCCCTCTTTCCATCCTCCCTCTTTTCTCCCACCTTCTCATTTTTGGTGATGTAGGATGCAAGCTGTGAGAAATCCTCTTCGTAATATTTGCTTTTCTCCAGTTGTTCTGCATAGATTCCACCGTGTGGCCAACATTCCTCTACCCAGCGGATCGTATCCCGGCATCCGGTGATGACCATGTGAACGTGCCATGCTCCCTTGGTTCCCTTCTCAATGTTCCGGATCCAGCGCAATTCGATCTGTTCTTTCTTGTATCTTGTCCTTAGCTTGCTTATCAGATTCGTGAAATCCTTCTTTGCTTTCGCCATGTCCGGAGGTCTTGCCTCAACTCTGTACGTCAACGTCAGGAAGTAGTCCCCCTTTCCAAAGTACTCCAACAATCTATGTCTGGCTGTCTCCGCCTTATTCATGGCGTTCACTACTGCCATCTGCTCCGGTGTCGGCTTTCTCTTCTTTTCTCTTGGCAGTCCTCTTGCTCCATACCTGCCATCATGGTATTCCTTCACCTCCAGGATGTCTCCCTTCCGGAAGGTGTGTGTTACTCTCTTTGTCGCCATCATGTACCTCTATCTTTAATATCTTAATCGAGTACTAAAATGGGGCAGAACCCCCGTTTTTCTTGACTTCCTGCCCCATAGATGTTAAGATAATAATGTCTTTAATATCTGCGAGACAAAAGTCTTGCATTCAACACTTCCGTTACCTCCGGAAGTGTTATTTTTTTATCTGTTTTTCCAGCGTCCTTGCAATCGAATTCAGCGCGTAGAAGCTTGCTGATACAGCCAGTCCGATCAGGACGCGCTCCAGCGTTGACCCTGGCACTTTGACTGATATGGAATATGTAATTGCTGCTCCGGAAGCATAGAAGAGTCCAACAAGCATTCCTATCCCTGTAATAAATCTTGTTCGCCAAAGACTCATTCTAATATGATGTAATCTCCTTTGTTCTTCTTCCTGGCGTACTCGTCCGCTTCTTCCCATGTCCCAGAGCAACAGCCCAGTTCCTGTGTTTTCGTCCATCTGATACTCCATGTGTGGTCTTTCTCCCTTCTTCCTTTTTTGTATGATGTGCACGGATAACAGCGGCTGCGTTCCATACAACTGTTTCTGTGTTGACAGTAACAACAATCCTCCATGCTTGTCCCTTTCCACCGC